GCCCGAGTCCCTGCCGCGCAAGGCATCGCTGGCCGTCGCACGCATCGATCCCGACGCGTTCTTCAACCTGCCTTTTGAGGAAGCGATTGCGTCCTTCCGCGAACGACGGCTCATCAGCCCTGCCGAATATCGACGCCTGAGCGATGCCGCCAAAGCCCGCGCGTTCTCCGTGTCGCGGATGACGTCGGACGAGCTTGTGCGGCGCGTGCAGGAGATTCTTCAGCGCGAGCTAGAGAGCGGCGCGAGCCTGCAGTCGTTCGTCGATCAGGTGCGCGATGGCGAGGTGGACCTCGGCATTACGGCGACGTCGCCGAGCTACCTAGAGAACATTTTTAGGACGAACACACAAAGCGCCTACGGCGCAGGGCGCTTGCGCCAGATGACGGATCCCGTCGTCGTCGCTGCGCGTCCATACGTCGAGTACCGCACCGCGCGTGACAACCGCGTTCGTCCAAGTCACGCGGCGTTGAACCGAGTTGTGTTCCGTCAGGATGATCCAGGGTGGACTAGGTACAATCCTCCGCTTGGGTTCCAATGCTTTGTTGCTGAGACTCCCGTATCCGGTTCATTCCTTGCGGCGGTCAGGGCACTCTACACCGGTGAGTTTGTGGAGCTTAGGACCGATACCGGACGGGCGGTCACTGTGACCGCAAACCACCCATTGGCGACCGTGAACGGGTTCGTTCCTGCGAATCTCATTCACGAGGGCCATGAGGTGCTCTGCCATCAGGCACCGGTCTGGGTTTCTCTTGACGGCGAGATCGACCCACAAGATCGCCCAGCCAGCGCCGAGGATGTGTTCCACGCGCTTCCTATACGGAACAGTTCCAAGCTTCGGGTAGTGCCCGAGGATTTCCACGGCGAAGCGAAGTTCTGGAGCGGCGACATCGACGCCGTAACGGTAGATGGGGTATTGCTGAACCGTCCTCACCCCAAGGCCGGACAGCAGATTAGCGATGTCGGTTTCGCCGTGGCCGATGAACGATTGCCTAGCGAATCTAGTGGAAATCGACTTGGCGACGGATTCGGCGCTCTTGGGAACACCTCGACTAGCGGCGTGTGCAGCGGCGACTTGCCTCATACGGGACTCGGTGGACATCTGCGCCCACTTGATCCTTTCCGCGTCGGCCCTGCCTCTAATCTCGCGTCCGGCCTCTTTGAGCCAACGGCAGATGACGTGACGAGCAATTCCGCGTTCTGTCGCAAGCTGCTTGACGGAAGCGCCGGAGTCGTAGCGTTGGAGAAAGTCATCTCCGTTCGACGGTTCAATTCTACGAGACACGTTTTTGACCTCCAGACTGAGACTGGCGTGCTCGTAGCAGGAGGCATCGTCACTAGCAACTGTCGATGCACCGTAGTCACTCGACGCGCAGAACAAGTGGATTTGACCCGAGTGGTTGACTCTGCAACACTTGATATTCAGCCGGATCCTGGTTTCGGGAATCCACGCTAGGACATACATGCCCCACCTTGAAGCGTTCGCTCTCAAGGCAACCGGCAAGACCAAGACTCTAGCGGCTCCGGTGCAAACTGTGATGCTGGCTGCGCCCACGGTTGGTGTCGGCCGGCATGTTGGGTTGACTGGCGCAGATCCCGAGAAGCGCACTACGTGGATCCACGTGGCGATGGATGGCGAATGGGAAGGCCATCCGAGCGGCGCGTTCTCGCTGGACCGCACGAGCTTCGCTCAGTGCATCGCGGCTTTGCGTGCCTGCAATACGCCGCCTCCCGTGGACTACGACCACGCGAGTCTGCGCCCGCTCGACGGCCAGCCTACGCCGGCCGCTGGATACGTGCTCGATCTGGCGCTGCGGGATGATGGCTTGTGGGCGCTGGTGGAGCTGACGCAGCGTGCCGCCGATATGGTGCGCGGTGGAGAGTACCGGTTTTGCTCGGGCGTCTTCGTGTGGGACGCGGCAGACCGTGAGACTGGCGAACCTATCCCCTGTCAGCTCGATTCCATCGGACTGACCAACAAGCCGTTCATTGACGGCCAGCACGCGATCCGGCTGAGCCGTCGCGCACTAGGAGCAGCGAGCATGGATATCGACAAGAAGGATCTGATGGGCAAGATCGACGCTCTTGCGTCGGGGGCCACCATCTCGGCCAAGCAGCTCGAGGCGCTGGTCGAGTTCATCAAGGCGTCGGCCGAGGAGATGCCCGAGGTCGAGGTTGAGGTCGAGGCTCCGGAGGGCGAGGAGAAGCCCGAGGGCGAGATGGCCGAGATGGCGTGCAAGCCTGGCTCTAAGGCTGCCAGTCGCTCGCAGGCCAGCCTCGCCGCTGCGCCGCCCGCGATGCCGTCTGCTCCGATGGCGGTGCCCGCTGTCATGCCCGAGGCCGCCGAGGTTGTCGCCGAGGCTGAGAGCGGCGCTGAGTCTTCGCAGGACGCGGCGGCGATGCTGCTCACCAAGCTCGCCGAGCTGACGGGGCTCGATAACGCCTCGCTCATGGCGAGCCTCGATGCGAACTCGGAGCAGATCGTCGCGGCCTTCCAGGGCGCGAATGGCGGTGCGATGCCGTACTCGGCGCTGTCGGCCAAGGCCACCGCGCAGGAGGCAGTCATCGCCGAGCTTACGCGCGAGGTCGGGGCGTATCGCTCCGAGCAGGCCAAGCGTGCCGACGCGGAGCTAGTGGCCGAGGTCGAGGCGCACATCGCGGCGGGGCGCATCCTGCCTGGTAGTCGCGAGAGCTTCGTTGCACTCGCGCGCAAGGCGCCCGCCGAGTTCCGCGCGTTGGCGAAGTCGCTGCCGGTGCGTGTGCCGCTGGCGAAGGAAGCGCCCGTGGTGGCGCCCACCTCGTCTTCCTCGAGCCTGGCTGCGGCCAATATCGACGCTTCGCACCCGCGCTACGTCGAGCTTCACAAGGCATACAGCGACCCGAGCAACCCTTACGCTCGCACGTTCCCGACCGACGCATCGGCCCGCGCCGAGACGATCGATCGGCTAGTCCGCAACCACCTTCGACGCGAACAGCCGATCACCGGCTGAGGAGATACGACATGCCCCTGAGTGCAGACAAGACCCGCGCTAGCCGCGGCCTCCACAACAAGCGAGTCGAGGCGTTCTCGATCCGCACCTCGCAGACGCTGTATATCGGCTCGCTGGCGGCGTTCACCACGCTCGGCCGCGTGCAGGCTGCGGCGGCCGCGACGAACCTCCGGCCCGCTGGCGTGGTCGAGGAGATCATCAACGAGAGCGGCGTGAACATCGCGGCTGCTACCGGCAACGCCGCTGGCACCGTGCGCGCGAAGATCGCGTGGGGCCACGAAGTGTTCGTGGACATCCGCACGGCCGCGCGGACGTTCATCAACCTCGGACGGAACGTCTTCATCTTCGATGACGACGCGGTCACGGATACCACCGCTGCCGGCACTGCTGCCGTCCGCGTGAGCATCGGCAGCCTCACCGAAATCAACGCGGGCAAGACTCAGGGCTGGCTGGCCCTCCGCGTGTACGGCGACACCAACGCGGTCTGATCCGCACACGACGAAAGAAGGAACACCATGCCCGCCTTGACTGGACAGCTCAGCCATGTCGCAGCGAACACCGAGTTCGCCGCGATGGCCTCCGACATCTTCAACCGCAAGACCGATTCGGTCTGGACGCAGCTCGCGAAGGTGATGCCGTGTCCCGGTGCGTACCTCGAGCTGGATGCGGTGGGCCCCTCGCACGCTGTGTCGAAGATGCTCGGGAGCCGCCCGTTCTCCTCGCTCCGCGCCTACGCCAAGCCGACGCCCGTCGTCGAGTATTCGGCGGACGGCCTCGAGCTTCCGCGCGTCACCGTCGAGGGCGACAAGAGCGGCATCGTCCGCGCTCGTCTCGCCGACTACCTCGCGAGCGTCGCCGACTTCTTTGAGAAGCCGGTGATCGATCTCCTGCTGTCGAACCCGATCGGCATCGACGGCGTGTCGCTGCTCAACACGGCGCACCCCTTCGGCAACGCGGGCGCCACGTGGAACAACAAGCCGACTGCGGCGCTCGACCAGTCCTCGCTCGAGACTGGCATCGTGGCGATGCGCGGCCTGCGGTTTGAGAACGGCGAGCCCGCGGGGTTCTTCCCCACGCACCTCGTCGTCGGCCCTGCGAACGAGCGTGAGGCGCTGGACCTGACGGGTGCGGATCGCCTCGTCGCGTACAGCAACGCGGGCGTGCCGGATGCGACTGCCTCGGTAGTCGCGGCGGCTTCGCTCCGCAACTGGATCGGCGGCCGTCTTCAGGTGATCGTCATCGATCGCTTCGCGAACGGCACCAACGACAACGACTGGTACCTGATGGACCTGTCGAAGCCGAACGTGCGCCCGCTCGCGGTGGGCCAGCAGATCGCGCCCTCGGGCGTCGTCGTCGATGACCCCGCCGCCGAGCCGATGGTGTACCGCGCCGCGTATCAGTACTACGTGAGCGCGACTGCGGCGCTGACGGGGTACGCTCCGCAGTGCATCTACGGCCGCAACGCCTGAGTGTGACTGCCGGGGGGGTCGCGGGTGACTGCGGCTCTCCCGGCGTCAGTCCAATGAAGGAGGATGAAAATGGATCGTAGTTTGGGCAGCCTGTATTCGCCGATTCCGAAGAACCACATCAAGTACGAGGGCTCGGTGTACGAGCACCGCGTGCGCCCTCGCGATGAGAAGCGCGTTCTTGTCGAAGTCGATGTGTTCCCGTCGAACGGTACCGGCATCGGCGGCCAGCACGTGAAGCAGGGTAAGCACCGCGTGGTGCTGTATCAGAGCGATCTTGAGGAGCTTGAGGCAGCGACGGCTAGCCCTCAGCAGATCCGCGATTGGGACGATGCGGTGGCGTCCTATGAGGCACAGCGCGAGCGGTGGGTCGTGGGCGCAGTCGGAAAGAACGACAGCTCCGAGCAGTACCGCATCAAGCGCGAGCGCGCCCTTGCTCAGTACGGCGACACGACTCCGAGCCTGGAGTTCTGCCGCAAGCATCCGCTCGGGCGTCCTCCGGTGACGTCGTGGCGTGTCCTCGCCGAGAACCTCGATGCGCCCGACACGGACAGCAACCGAGAGAGCAAGCGCCTCGAGCACCTGATCGGCCAGCTCGTGGACGGGCTCGGCAAGGCTGTCTCGCAGAAGCAGACCGGCCGGAACGGCGGCTGACCGTGGCGTGGGTCGATGTCGACTATCTGAACAGGATGATCGGCACCGCCGCGCGCACGGCGCTCGGGCTGACGGGCGGAACGTTCAATCACTACGAGGCGGCCGCTCGTGGGACGGTGCTATCGGCGATGCAGTATGCGGGCTACAGCAGCCCTGGTACTAGCGTCGATCACCTAAGCCCCACGGGCGGCTTCCTTGCTCAGCTCTGCGCCCAGGTGATGGTGCGAGACGCCTATCAGTACCGCAAGGGCGTGCGCCTGCCGTTCGATCCGTCTGGCACCATCAGCGAGTCGCTAATGCGGCTCGACGCCATCTACAACAAGAAGCTTCCGATCCCTGGGCTGACTCCCGACTTGCTCGGCGGATACGGCGGAAACGAGTCCTCCTCGCCCGTGGGCACCAACGCGCGCCCGACGTATTTCGGCCCCGGCAAGCTGAGCGGGTTCTGATGGGCCTCGAGGTGCGCGGCGTTGACGAGCTGAAGGCCAAGCTCGACGCGGTGGCGGCTCGCGCTCGCGACCTGACGCCCGTTCTGACCGTCGCGGCACAGGACACCAAGACGCTCATTGACGACTCGTTTGCGGGCAGCACGACGCCCGAAAACAGGCCGTGGGCTCCGCTGGCCGACAGCACCGTGGCGCGTCGTCGTCAGGGCAGCAGCGTGCCTCTCGTGGACACGGCGAACCTGCGGAACAGCATCACGGCATATGGGCGAGGAACGTCGTTGAAGTTCGGCAGCTCGGCTCCGTATGCGGCACCTCATCAGTTCGGTTTCGCGCGCTCGGGCCAGCTCAAGCGACGCAGCTATAGGCTAGGCGTCAAGCGCGAGGCTGGCACTCCGTGGACGACGCGCGTTCCGGCGCGGCCGTTCCTTCCGGTTGCTGGTGGCGGCGCGGCTGGGTACTCGCTGATGACTCAAGGCAACGCGGGCGCGCATTGGACGTATGTCCGCAACGCCGTCCGCACGTACATCGCCACCGGTCGGGTGACCTGAGATGGCGTACATCGCGGCAGGCCCGATTCAGACGCGCGTGCGCCAGGTGCTGGAGCAGGCCGCAGGTTCGCTGCGGACTATTTCTGCGGGCTCGTACATCGGCGGGTTTCCCGAGGGCGACGACGATATGGAGGGCGCCCGCGCCGCCGTGGAAGGAGCCCGCGTCGAGGCGCGCGTGCTGTCGGTGCGTCGCTCGCCTGCGAGCCCCCCCATCATCGGCAACGTGTCGCTGTATGAACTGCGATGGCGCATCAAGGTGCAACGGCTGCTCGACCGCACGACGCAAATCGACGATGCCATTCGCGATGCCGTCAAGGCGCTTGCATTCCGTGACGCCGATGTGCTGTGTCAGGCGCTTGGGTATCCTGGCAATCTCAATACGACGACGGCGGGAACGGCGACCGGAATCGTCTCCGGGATGCTAAGCTACGTCGAAAGCAGTTCCGATGTTCGCGGCCCGATTGACGACGGCGCGAGCATCATTGAGACGGACCATCTTTTTGTCTGCACCGTGCGCGGTGCCCCACAGGTGACGCCATGAGCATCGAAGTCCATTCCGTACAGCGCATCCGTGGGTTCCAGGAAGCCACGTTCGGGGCCGATTCCTCGGGCTCCGCTGGCTCGTTTACCGATCTCCCGATTGTCGAGGGCTCGGCGACTGTCACCGTGACTCGCGATGAACTCGATCCCGGCCAGCTCGTGCAGAGCCGCCTCGAGGGCCGCGAGCGCGTTCTCGGCAAGCGCAGCGCCACGCTGAGCTTCCAGCTCAATCTCGCGCCCACGGGCACGGCTGCTGCCTCGGGCGTCTCGGCGGTGACGTCGGCGCTCGGGCTCGTACTCAAGAACGTCATGGGCGCTGAGGTGCTGGGCACCGGCTCGGCTGCATCGACGGGATCGACGGCCAGCGTCGTAAACGTCTCCGTAGGCACGGGCACGCGCTGGGCGAATCCTGGGACGCTGATGGGCTGGGCCAATGCGGCAGGCGTAGTGGAGTGGCGCGAGGTCGAGTCTCGCTCGACTGACGCGATCACGCTCAAGCGCGGTTTCAGCGGCTCTCCCGCGAACGGAAACACGCTGTTTCAAGCGGCAACGTACCATTTCACCGAGAACGTCACGACGTCGATGGCGTTCATCGTCGAGGGCCTGGAAAGCGACGATCGCTGGCTGCTGACTGGCTGTCAGGCTGTCGGCGGGATGACCATCGCGCTCGACCTGACCGGCGGCGCGATTCCCCGCGTGACGTTCAACTTCACGGCCGCTCGATGGTATGCCAGCGACGAAACAAGCTCGGGCTTGACTGGCACTCTCGGCACCGCGACATACAGCGCGTACAATCCGATCGTCGGCGAGACTGGCAACTTTGAGGTGTGGACGGTCGGCGCTGCCACGTTCTCCACCGCTCAGTCGATCCACGTGTCGGCGCTCGCGTTTGAGCCGCAGGCTACCTTCATCCCGTACACCTCGCCGAATGGCATCAACACCATTCGTCAATGGGTGGCTGCGCGGAACATGGATGCTCCGGTTCAAGGCTCGTTCACGCTTCCATACGAGAGCAATGTGTGGTTCAACCACCGGAACAACCGCAGCGACCTGGCCTGTCAGTACGTCGCAGGCGTTGCCGCTGGCTCGGCTGTCATCCTGAGTTGCCCGACGATTCAGATTCTGAATCCGCAGCGCCAGGCCGATGCGGCCGGCTTGGCTGCTCAGGTCATCATGTTCAAGGGACGTCGCGATACCGACGTCGGCGTGACGACCACGGACGTCGCCAAGTCTCCGTTCCGCATTCACCTCGGCTGATGGCCGAGGGCTGACTCAAGGAGTGCATGATGGCTGATACTGGCTTCAAGGTGGTTTGCAGGTTCGATCCTGCGCTGGATCCCGAGGCGATGGGATCCAGCGCGGTGCGTCGGTTTCGCGAGACTGGCGACTTCGCCGAGGCTCAGTTCCGAGATGGAATGCGGCCCACGGTGTTTCATTGCCGCCGTCTCAAGGTCTCGGAGATGCAGGCCGTGAATGGCTATGCCACCGAGTCCGACAGGCTGTCTGCTGCGTTCGCACGCGGAATCCTCCGCTGCGAGGACCTGTACTCGGAAAACGGCAGTCGCCGGGAGTGGGTTCGCCCTGATCCCGAGCGGCCCGTTGCATCCTCCGTGATCGACGCGACGTTCGATTTCGGCGAGGTGCAGGAGGTGGGTGCGGCGATCTACGGGAGATCCATCCTGGGAAAAGGGAGGCCGGCAGCCTGGCCGCTGCCGGATACCTCGCGTGCCGCAGTCGGGGCCCTCGCGTACCACCTTGCGGAGCGGACGCTCGAGCAGGATGCGTCCTCAGCCCCGAGCAAGAGCGGAGCAGACTCGGCACCGACTACGAGCGGCTGAGGGGCTGGCGCGAGGTGTACGGCTGCGACTGCGACGGCATCGAGCGCCCTGAGCAGCTCGACCACGGGCGACCCCAGGACGTCGCTCGAGGCGTGCTCGTCGCGGTGGAGCGGGTGACGGGCATCCGGCCTCCCACGTGCCCGTGGCGCGCCTTCTACGAGCCCGTGGTGCGCGATGTACTGAGCGTGTCCTGGGCGACTGGCGATGCGCACGCGCTCGGCCCGGTGGTCGGCCCTGACCCCGACCACAAGCTCATGGTGGCGCTGGGCGTGTACACGCGGTCCAAGCTAGCCACGACGGCCGACGAGCAGCGCATCCGCGACGAGGAGCGCGAGCGCGAGCGGCAGCGCAAGCAGGCGACGATGAACGCACAACGAGGGCGCCATGGCTGAGCAGCCGATCCAAATCGAGGTCACGTTTGACGGCGCATCCGAGGCGACGCGCGAACTGGGCCGCGTCAGTCAAGGCATCTCCAATGTCGGTCAAACGGCAGACCGTGCGGGCGTCACGGTCGAGTCGTTCTCGCGCGGCTTTCAGAACACGGCTCAGCGCATCCAGGGTGTAGCCGGAGCGGTGCAAACGCTGGCTAGTACATTCGGCAGTGAGAACAGAACCGGAAGTCTCGTTGCTAGCGTGGCCGGCGCAACTGCTCAGTTCGCTTCCATGGGCGCCATGCTCGGACCGACTGGCGCTGTCGTTGGTGGCATTGCAGGACTCGCGGCTGGCCTGTTCAACGTCGTCACCGCATCGGATAGCAGTCGCTCTGCGATTGAGCAGCTACGCGAAACCATGCAGAACGCTACCACCGATGCAGATCGGTATGCTGCTGCGCTGGCATTGGTTCGTGGAGAGGACGAAGCGGCAGCGCGATCCGAACGCGCAAGAGCCATTCGTGGAGAAAACTGGGCTGCGCTAAATCTCCCAAATGAAGAATTGCGAGCAGAAATCCGTGCTCGTGAAGCTGAGATCAATCAGCTAATCGACCAATATGGAGCTGCCGCTGAAAGCGGAACGCGTGTCTCCGCATTGCGCGAGGACATTCGCCGTCTTGAAATCCTATCCTCTGTAGAGAGTGAAACTACGATTTTCGGCGAACCAGCCGCCGCATCCGCGCCAGCTAGGCGCGGCGGTGGCGGCGGTGGCCGTCGAGGGCGCGACGTATTTGAGATGCTCGGCGGCGCAGCCAGCAACGAGGACATCGCGGGAATCAGCGCCGAGTTTGAGCGTCTAGCTGCTGAGCGCGCGGAGCGCGAGGCCGAGGCAAACGCGCTAATCGAGGAGAAGCGGAACGCGCACTACGAGGCTCTTAAGGAGATGGCCATCGAGGCGCAGGACGCCGAGCTTGAGCGTCAGCGCGAGGTCAACGAGGCGCTGGCCGAGATGGAGAATGAGCGGCAAGAGCGCATCCGAGAAGGCCAGCTCGCGATGAAAGAAAACCAAGAGGCCGACGAGGAGCGCAGCCTAGAGCG